CTAGACATATTAAAGAAGTTTATATCCAAGAAAATAAAAAAGGATATGCAGATACACTATACAGAAGATTTAAAATGCCAGCTCAAGCAGCTGTTGATAAATTTGGTATTGAAAATGTAAGTAGACAATTACAAAACACAGTTAAACATTCTCCGTTTGATGAAGTAGAATTTTGCCATGTTGTAAAACCAAGAGATATTTATAATCCTAAAAAAGAAGATAAAATGAATATGCCATTCATTTCTATTTATATGGAAATGGATAGCGGAAAAATTATTTCCATCGGTGGCTTTAGAGAATTTCCTTATGTCGTTCCACGTTTTTTAAAAGCGTCAAACGAAATCTATGGCAGATCGCCAGGAATGAACTCTTTACCTGATGTTAAAGTTCTTAACAAAATGGTGGAAGTAGGACTAAAAGCGGCACAGAAACAAGTGGATCCACCGCTTCTAGTTCCAGATGATGCAATGATGTTACCAATTAGAACTGCACCTGGCTCATTAAATTATTATAGAGCTGGAAGTAGAGACCGAATAGAACCTTTAAATATTGGAGCAAACAATCCATTAGGTTTAAATATGGAAGAGCAAAGAAGAAAAGCTATTTCGCAAACTTTCCATGTTGACCAGTTATTAGTTACTGAAAATAGAAATATGACTGCAACAGAAGTTGCACAAAGAGCAGAAGAAAAAATGAGAATACTTGGTCCAACATTAGGAAGGCTACAAGTAGAATTATTAAACCCAACGGTTATTAGAGTATTTAATATTATGCTTAGAAATAATTTATTTCCTCAAGCACCAGAAATTTTAATAGATCAAGAAATTGATGTTGAATATGTATCACCAATGGCTTTAGCTCAAAAAGGTCAAGAATTAAATTCTCTTATTAGAGGATTAGAAATATTTGGACAAATTGGTCAAGTAGCACCAGTTACAGATTATATTGATCCTCAAGGTTTAGTTAAAGAAATTATAAAAATTCTTGGAATACCAGCAAAAGTTATTAGATCAGATGCTGAAGTTCAACAAATTACAGAAGAGAAACAAGCAGCACAACAACAACAAATGGAAATGATGAATGCAGTGCAAGAAAGCCAAGTGGCTAAAAATGTTGCACCAGCAGTTCAAGCATTAGATGAAGCCAACAGACAGCAATAAAGCTTTATTAAGCTTAATTAAAAATTACAAAATTGTTTTTAATTCTGATGACGGAAAAAAAGTTATCGAGGATTTAGAAAAACGATGCCATGAGTTTGTGACCACTCATGCCAAAGGTGACAGTCACGAAACAGCTTTTTTAGAAGGACAACGAAGTGTGTTGGTCTTTATTAAAAGCATGATCAATAAAAACCTAGAGGAGTAATCTCAATGGATCAGACAACTGAAGCGGTTGCTACAGAACAGCAACCAGTTCAACCTGATGTGCAGACAACTACAACGCTGACATCGGAAACAACAACAGAACAGCCAAAAGAAATTGATTTTAAAACATTAATTCCAGAAGCTTATAAAGAAGAAAAATCTTTACAGAATTTTTCCAATATGGATGATTTCGTAAAGTCATACTTACATAGTCAAAAACTTGTAGGTAGTGAAAAAATAAATGTTCCAAATAAATATGCAACTGACGAAGATTGGAAGGATGTATATAAGAAATTAGGAACACCAGATAATGCAGATGGTTATAAATATGATTTACCTGAAGAGCATAAAATAGACGAAGATACTTTAAAAAATTTCAGTGAAGAAGCTGTTAAGCTTGGTCTATTACCTCATCAAGCAAATGGTATTATGAAATATTATAACGATGTTATTAATAAAGGTAGTGATGAACAACAATCTCAAATGAAAGTAGCACAAGAAGAAAGTGTTAAAGAATTGAGAAAAGAATATGGTGCTACTTTTGATAGACAAATGCAATCTGCTAAAAACTTAGCTCACTCTACACTTGGTAAAGAGTTTATTAATGATACTCTTTTACAAGATGGATCACGATTAGGAGATAATCCGCAAGTAATAAAAGCTTTTGTTTCTTTAGCAAATAAATTATCTGAAGATACTATGGTTAAAGGAGATCAAGTTCCTTATTTAACTGTACCAGAAATTAATAAACAAATAGCAGCTTTACAACAACCAGGTTCAGCTTATTGGGATAAGAAAAATCCAGGCCACGCTGACGCTGTTGAAGAAGTTGCAGCATTAATTCGTAAAAAGAATAACGAAGAAAATGTTGAATAGAATTTGTCTAAGCAATTAGATAAATAAAATACAAAGACAATCGCAAGACCTTTGTTGACATTAGGAAAAGACTAGCATCGACTAGATGTTAAATAGAGGACGGTCCGTAAGGATAACCAACCGAAATACTTAACATTAACAATTAACAATAAGGAGTATTATTTATGAGTGTAAATATTACTACAAGTTTTGTTGAACAGTATTCGGCTAATGTGTCGATGCTGGCACAACAAACAGGATCAAAGTTACGATCTGCTGTTGATGTGGAAAGTGTTAGAGGAAAAAACGCATTCTTCGATCAAATCGGAGTTACTGCTGCTCAATTAAGAGCTAGTAGACATGGCGATACACCTCAAATTGATACACCACATTCAAGACGTAGAGTATCTTTGTCCACTTATGAGTGGGGAGATTTGGTTGATGATGCAGATAAGGTAAGTTTCTTGCCTAGTTTTATAGGAATATAAGACTGAAAACTTTTCAAATTCGGTGAAAGCTTTTAAATGCTAATACCGAGCCAAGCCTAGAAATAGGA